TTGACGGCGAAGAACTTGAGGTAACCCTTGAAGAACTTGTAAATGGTTATTCCAGACAGTCTGACTATACAAAAAAGACGCAAGAAATTTCTGAACAAAGAAAAGAGTTTCAAGAATTATCCAATAGGTATAATTCTGAAATAATACAAATTCAGAATGAGCGTCAGCAGTATATTGACGGTTTACAGCAAGCATTGCAATCCTCTCTGGCTGGTTTGGATGAGTTTGCCGCTATTGACTGGGAACATCTTAGACAAACTGATCCTATAGCATTTGTTACAAAAAAGGATGAGTTTAGGGATGCCCAAGCAAGAATGCAACAGACTCAATACGAACAACAGATGGCTGCTCAAAAACAACAAGAAGACTCAGAACGCTTTAGACAAAAAGCGCTAGTCGAAGAACGAAATCATTTAATACAAAAACTACCCGAATGGGCTGATCCCGAAAAACAAACTTCCATGGCCGCTGAGTTAAAATCTTATGCCGGGACTCAGGGGTTTTCTTCAGAAGAGGTAGGTTCTTTAATTGACCATCGTTCTATCATTGTTTTACAAAAAGCCATGCTATACGACAGAGCAAATTCTTCAGAAGTAAGTAAGAAAAAACTAAAGAATAAGCCAAAAGTAATTAGGGCGGGGAGTGGTAACAGCAAAAAAAGCACTGAAAAAGCGAAAAGAACTGCTAGGATGAAGCGTCTCAAGGAGAGCGGTCATGTTAATGACTCTGTATCTCTCTTTGAAGATTTCGTAGAACTTTAACTAAGGAGGTATATTGCTATGGCAATCCCTACTAATACTCGGGAGACTTACGGTGGCGTACAAATCCGTGAAGACTTGAGTAATATCATTTATAACATCAGTCCAATGGACACGCCGTTTGTTTCAGGCGCTGGACGAGGCACATGTTCTAATACTCTCTTTGAGTGGCAGAAAGATGAACTCGCCGCCGCCGCCGCTAACCAGAAGAAAGAGGGTGACGATCCAGCATCGCTGGCAGTCGTTGAGCCTACCAAGTTGACTAACTACACTCAGATTTCTGAGAAAGCAGTTCAGACTTCTGGCACTGCGGAAGCGGTAGACTGGGCAGGCCGAAAGTCAAGTCAGGCTTATCAACTCGCAAAGCGCGCAAAAGAAATGAAGCGTGATATGGAATTGATGCTGACGGGTGAAGATACGGCCACTGTTGGCGCATCTGGAACGGCTCGTAAAACTGCCGCTCTTAACTCTTGGCTTGGTGACTCAACCGCTGGCGACTCTAACATCATCGACGGCCCAACAGCCGCCGCTGTTGCTAACGCTGGTAATGGCACGGCAGTGAAAGCCCCAAGTGGCTCTGACGTTGTGCTGACGATGGCGATGCTTAATACTTGTGTCGAGCAGATTTGGAACGCGGGTGGTTCACCTGACGTAATCATGTGCGACTCGTCATTGAAGGTTAAGTTGTCTGCTCTGGCTGGTTCAGTCATTGCTGACATCGTTACCAACCATGACAAAGCATCCCCGGCAAGTGCCGTCAACTCTGTTGATGTCATTGTAACGGACTTCGGTACTTTCAAGATTGTACCTAACCGTTTCTGCTTGGCTAACCAGTTGTATGTCTTGGATTACGATTACTGGAGCGTAGATTATCTGCGTCCTTTCCAGACGGAAACCCTTGCTAAAACTGGCGACTCCATCAAACAGATGATGATTGCTGAATATGGCCTTCGTGGTAAGAATGGTCAGGCTTCAGGCTCTGTTATTGGTATCAAAGCCGCGTAACTGTGTTTGGCCCCCTTCGGGGGGCCATTCCCTTTGAGGATAAAATGAGCAAAGCACTACTTAAAGAAGGTTTAAAGCCTCAAAAAGAAAAGGTGGTTAAGGCTAAACCTTATACTGAAAAAGCGTCTGTAAAGAAAGCCGTATCAACATTAGATAATATGTCGAAAACTCCCGGTGCATTACCCTTATGAAACATCTAAGACCTACCACTGTAGAAGAACATTCTGATGGCACGACAAGTTTTGTCACACATCAAGATGCACAAGGTATTGTAGATAACAATAAAGAATTATTAAATGACTATGGTGATAAACTTACCTTTGGTAAGCAACAGCATGGTATGAGAGTGGCATCCATTCCTGTAACTATATGGGAACAGTGGATGAAAGAGACTAACGGAGCGATAGAGAAAGATGGGAAGTTGATGAAAAAGTATCTCAATGATCCTGATAACGCTTTCCTACGCACCACACCAACGAGGCTATAACTATGTGGCTATACAACCCCGGACAACCGGGAGCAACACAAACAAACTACGCCCCTCTTAATAGCGCAATATACTATATTGCCCGTAGATAGTTATGAGTATTGCCAACTACACTGAACTACAGACGGCTGTGGCTAACTGGTTAGACAGGGATGATCTAGCCGCTAGGATTCCAGAGTTTATTTCTTTATGCGAGGCTCGGTTTAACCGAACCCTCCGTCTTCGTGCTATGGAAACCTTAGACACTTCTGTATCTACTGTGGCTGGCGTAAATACAATAGCACTACCTACAGGATATGTGCAGATGAGGGATTTTCATTTAACCACATCCCCATTAACTCAGTTGCAGTATCTTACTCCAGAGATGATGGTTAGGTTAAATGCTGGTAGCCAAGGGGGAAAACCTGTAACCTACACAATTATAGGCAATAACATACGTCTTGGGCCAACCCCTGATGTAGTGTATACCACCAGTATGTTGTACTATAAAACCTTTGATCCCCTAAGTAGTAGCGCTCCTACTAATTGGGTAATCACAAATGCTCCAGATGTATATTTATACGGGACTCTGCTTGAGGCGGAGCCTTTCCTAATGAATGATGCTAGGGTACAGTTATGGGCTACAGCATTGACGGAATCTATTAACACCCTACAAGAGCAGGATAACAAGGATAGGCATTCTGGCTCCGTTCTTAGGGTAATGAACACAGGCGGGTATCACTAATGGGACTAGAAAGCGCATCATTTCTTAACGGACTGGTTGACACAAATCCCGGCGCTACAGACAATGTATCGCAGGGCGACGATCATCTCCGTTTAATTAAAAAGGTACTAAAGGATTCTTTTCCGTCTGTAGATGCGGCGGTAAATACAATACATACCAGTGCATCAGCGCCAGCAACATCAATATCAGCAGGGCTAGTATGGTTTGACACAACTAACGACCTACTAAAGATCAGGAATGAGGCCAATGATGCTTGGATTACATTGGCAGTATCACCCCTAACATCTAACAGTGTAGATATTGACGCTGGCTCTATTGATGGAACCCCCATTGGAGCGGCATCAGCATCCACTGGTAAGTTCAGTTCTGTAAACATTGCGGCAGATGGAGCAACAGTAACAGGAATCAAAGATGAAGATGATATGTCATCCGACTCTGCTGTTAAACTTGCTACTCAGCAGTCTATTAAAGCGTATGTAGACTCACAAGTTACAGCGCAAGACCTTGATCTTATATCTGATAGCGGCACGATTGATATTGATCTTGATTCAGAAAGCCTTACCGTTTCAGGCGGGGAAGGTATTGACACTTCAGCGACAGGCACTACGCTCACAATTGCAGGAGAAGATGCGTCAACCTCTAACAAAGGTGTAGCAAAATTTAACTCTGCTAACTTTGCGGCATCCTCTGGTGACATTACAATCAAGGATGGTGGTGTAGCCAACGCTGAACTAGGAGATATGGCGGCTAACACGGTTAAGGTTAGGGACGCTAACTCAAGCGGTGTACCTTCTGATAAAGCAGTCGCAGATACGCAAGTTCTTATTGGTGACGGTACTGGCTTTACAGCCGCCGCATTGTCTGGTGACGCTACCATGACAAACGCTGGTGCAGTTTCGGTGACAGGGATACAGGGTAAATCAGTATCCTCTACCGCCCCAACCAACGATCAGTACATGAAGTATTCATCTACCGCTTCTGAGTGGCAGATGGTGTCGATTGTTGGTACAGACAAACTAACCACTAAGGGTGACCTTCTTGTCTACAACACGGTTGACTCAGAAACAAGACTGCCTGTTGGAACGAATGACTACGCTGTAGTTGCTGACTCTTCAGCGACTAACGGCCTAGCATGGAAACAGGTTGCTACGGCAACTATCGCTGATGACGCTGTAACGGCGGCAAAGATAGCAGACACAGCAGTTACGCCGGGAAGTTACACGGCCTCCGCTATCACAGTGGATCAGCAGGGAAGAGTAACAGCCGCAAGCAGTGGCAGTTTTATAGCAAAAACCTCCGCAACAGGATCAGGCCAACTACCGTCAGGCACTACCGCACAACGCGATGGTTCACCATCAGCAGGGATGATTCGGTACAACAGCACGACAGGTGGCTTTGAAGGCTACGGCGCGGCTTGGGGAGGTATCGGTGGAGGAGCCGCAGGAGCGGGTGGTGACGAAATCTTTTATGAAAATGAAAAGAATGTCACAACCTCTTATTCAATTACATCTAGTGAAAACGCCATGAGCGCAGGGCCGATAACAGTCGATTCTGGAGCCACGGTCACTATTCCTAGCGGATCAACTTGGGTAATAGTATGAGTACAATTAATGTAAACACTCTCTCTCCTGAATCGGGAAATCAAACGCTTATAGAATCGTATGGTGAAGAAGTAAACGCTATAGGCGCAACAGGCGGGGGATCACAGGCTATTAACCTTGCTCTTGGAAATGTAGTCACCGCAACGGTAGATACTAGCGCAAATACTTTTACATTTACTAATCCACCCGCCTCTGGCAAGTGTGGATCGTTTACCATTATCTTAACTAACGGTGGATCACAGACTGTGAACTGGCCCGGAGCAGTAGATTGGGCTGGAGGTACTGCGCCAACTCTTACGACTGCGGGAATTGATGTGCTTACGTTTACTACGGTAGACGCAGGAACCATTTGGTATGGGTTTCTGGCTGGCGCGGATATGAAGTAGATGCCATTAGGTGCAAACAAAGTAGCCCTGTATGGCTCGGCGGGAGCGGTAACAGATACAGCAATCCTATTGTCTACCGTAACCACGGCGGGTGCGGCAAGTATTGAGTTCACCAGTGGTATTACTGATGCCTACAAGCAGTACGTCTTTTCACTGTATACAGTAGCGCCGATAACAAACGCTGAATCACTTCAGATGATAACTTCAACTGACGGTGGTTCGTCTTATGGTGTGGCAACAACTAGCACATATTTTTATGCCCAACAACACATCATCTGGGACACAGGAGCAACATTAGCCTATGACACAGACCGCGATCTAGCACAGTCAACATCACCGCA